ATCACTAGTGTCTTTTGATACTAGGAACGGTTTTTGTTGAGGAGTGTGTGCCATGTTTAATGTGTGGCAGTTTGTGGATCGTGGGGAAGCTATGCATCGTTTAAGGGCGATGTTGTCCCCACTACTGAATGGCAGTGAAGTGGATCTGCGGACCCCGTTGGTCCGTAAATTGGATCCCGTGCTTGGTCGCAGTGATGTTGCGGCACAAGTATGGAAAGAATGTGACCTTTCTTCATTACCATTGTGGTTACGGGAGTGTGAAGACGTACAGCGTCGAAAAATTGGGACATATTCCCGCTTCGGGCCGTATGAAACCACACTGGCTGAATCTGTTGAAAAATATTTCACAGATCACCCTTGCCGTCTCGATCGTAAGGCAGCAAGCCTAGCTGATGAGAGTGTCGGGAGATTACTAGATAGGGGGCGTAATCGCTTAGAACTTGTTCCTTTGGATCAGGCAGCGGTTATGTTCGACGGTCGTTCAGGTCTTGGCTGGCCGGTGTTCTCCTCAAACCCGAGTTTTTATGGTGTTGTGCAGGAGATGTCATCCCTTGTTTTAGGGTCATTGGCCTCGGAGATGGCTGGTTCTTTTCCTGCCGTCCTGGGGGTGCGTGGTCAACCCACTGGCATGTATGACGCTAAAGTACGCGCCATCTTCCAATGTTCCCGAGTCATTGGCAACTTGGAGAAGATGATCCAAGTGCCCGTGTTGCGTGCAATGCGCCATTGCAGTCCTTTTGCTGCTTGGAATGGCCGTGTTGATGTTGATTATTCAATAACACGTATGTTTCAACAGGGTAATAACTGCGCTTTATCATTGGATTTTTCTTCCTTTGATTCCTCAATCCCAAATGAGGTTTTAATGCGTCAGTTTGCCATTCTTGAGAAATGGTTCACACCGTCAGCTATTCCTCTTATTAGGTTTATTGCAAAGACCTTTATGAGGACGGGAATCGCTGTCCCGAAGCGTGGTGGTACACATTCTTTGTTACCAGGAACGAATCGGTGCGGCGGTATACCATCGGGTTCAGTATTAACTAACCTGGTAGGTAGCATGGTGAATATTTGGGCGATGTCATACGCTTCTGAGCGTAGTGGCGTTGCATTCACTGACTTATTGGTCCAAGGGGATGATGGTGTTTACTCATATCCGTTTAATGTGGATATGAATGCATTATCCCAAGTGCTACTGGAAGACCTTGGTATGGTTATGCATGTCGATAAGAATTTTATCGCGAGCGGTGAGGTTCACTTCCTACAAAATATACATAGGAAGTCCCTTTTCCGCCGTGGATTAAATGTCGGCATACGACCGATTATGCGCGTTCTGAATGGTATGTTATCATATGAACGCTTCACTCCTGGTTGGAATGGATATCTAGATTCTATCCGATGGATCCAACAATTGGATAATTGTTATACACATCCGTGTTTCGAATCCTTTGTTGGTTGGTTGATGGCCAAAGATCGTAACTTAAATATGCCGATTGCTGATATTATTGAGTCAGCTGGTGGTATGGGTTACGTTATTGCAAAATTGGGAGCTGCGCCAATGGGGTCTAATAAGACTCCAATCCAAGATATAGCCACTTCCATCGCTGCAAACAAGATTAATGACATTAATAATGGTGTCATGTCTTCACGTTTTTCCTCTTTTTCCTAGGAGGGTATATGGATGACTATCAAGATGTTCCGGGTATTGATCCCGGTGATTTACCTTGGCATTTCTTTGGGGGTCCGGATTTTGTCGGACCTCGTTTACCGCAAATGCCACAAACAGGAAATTCCTTACCGGGGGTTTTTCCTTCGGATACTAGGGCTTTTCCTGGGGCTCCTACTACTCCTCAAGTTAGTCCAATTGGGCCTGGAGTTTTGGGACAACCCCCAATGATTAGTCCTCCATTGCCACCAGGGTTGATTTCTGGCCGGGTTCCGCTTCCCGGTAGTACGTCTCGTGGTAACTTGACTACGATACGTCGCAAGAAGCGGTATTTAAGGAGAGCAGAATGGCTCGACGCAGAAGGAATCGGACTATGAGACGTGGTCCGATGAGGAGGGGCGGTCGCATGTCACTCCTGGACATGCAGGCGCGTAAAGACACTATCATTGCTGGTGGTTACGTTAGTAACGCCGGCGTCCAAGTGGCTACAACCGGTTGGAATGGTGCTGGTGTTATTATGGCGCCTGGTGCTGGGATTTCATATCAAGCAGTCGTAATTCCGGCTGCTGCTACCGCCATTAATGCACCTCCTTCGGTAGGTCAATGTGAGGTGGATAATGTTGAAGGTTCACTGTTCCTTCAATCACCCACTGTGGCTGGCATCTACGTGATTGGTTGTGGTATCTATATTTCAAAGTATGATACCAGGACTGGTACGTGGGGTGTGCGTTCATCTACAAATGCCGCCAGCGATGCTGCTCGAGATGATTGGTTGATGTTGAAGGCATTCACTGTCACGTTGCCATTACCGGCAGCGGTCACTGACCCAATGGTTCTCGAAATTAAGCTTGGCCTACCACACCCAATTTTGTTGGGTGGTGGAGAAGCACTGCATGTAGGGATTGAGAATAATTCCGGCAGTGTTGGTAGTATCACCGTATCTCCTTATTTTAGGAGTAGGGTGTCCAATGTCGTTTGAGCAGCTCCCCTATTACAGTAAATAAATCCAATCGTTGGTCGGTTGGTAAGGGGCTGTTTGTGACCTCTTAATTTGACTTATTTTTATGGTGCTCCAATATGGTGCAACGTAAACGCTTGGGAGAGATTGGTGTGAACCATGGTTTAGGTGATTGGGTTGTTTCAACCACAATCATCAGGGAAGATGGTACTGTTTTAGCCGGAGCTAACGCTTTTGGTTATAATGGCATCATTCTTATACCAGGACGTTCAATTACGGTACAGTTAATTTCTGTTCCGTTATTTACACCGGTGTTGAATGCACCACCCCCGTTGCAGGAATATCTGGTAGCCGCAGTTAAGGGTTCTTTTGACCTTATTCCTGTTGGCGATGTACCAGCTTCAGTTTTTGTGTCCTATGGTATTTATATTTCTAAATACGACACATTAGCTGGTAACTGGGAACTTAGATTCCCTGTTAACTCCTTTCAGGATGCAGCACGTGATGATTGGTTATGTTTGGATGGGGCAGCCTTTGGCGTCCCCGCTTTTCCTAATGTTACCGATTATTTTTCTTGCTCATTTCCTGTGGGCCTGCCTCACCCCGTCGTTATAACGGCAGGGCAAGCGTTGCACGCTGTTTTTGATGTCTCAGCAAACGGCGTCGTTGTTTTTCTTCAGATCCTTCCTTTCTTAAGGACTCTGATTACCCATATTGCATAAATTGGCTTTTCTAGGGATCACATGGATACTATTTTCGGCATGCACACTAAGAATATGTTGCACGGAGTTGGGCCTTGGCGCTATACTTTATTTAGCGCCGCTGATGGTCACCGTAAGGACATCCTTTTGTATGGGATGAACTTTGCGGCTTCGTATGATTATACGAATCCTGGCATCTCTCAACGTTTCATCTGCTGTTATGAGATTACCATTGGTATCACATTTCAACAGATGTGTAGCAATTTCCTTGGCGGTAGCCTATTTGATATGTCACTAGGTATTTACCGTACCAAGTGGGATTCTGCTGCGCCGGATTGGACTTATATGGATCCGGCCTCAACTGATGATGCCGCCGCCCCTAACTGGCATAAGCTAATTTCTAAAGCTTATTGGATGACTGTGCCGAATTCTGAACAATTGGTTCAGTTTTCTTTGGATCGTTTTCACTGGGTCATTCATGTTGATGAGTGGTTCAGGATGGATGAGGGAATTATGTTAGGGTTTAATATGTCTAATCCTCAACCAACGATTCACCACTTTGATTTGCATGTTTCTGTTCGTTTTGCATACCGTACCAAATAACCGTG